GTGGGCTCTGATGGTCCGGAATCACGTTACGCGCTTAGGCGTATGCGAGAGTTTGCAGGTAACCTTAAATTCTTGAGTACTCATTATAACGCTTCTGGCATGCCTGTAGCTGTTAATGCTGATGATTTGGAATTGTTTATTACTCCAGAAGCGCTTGCAGCTATTGACGTAGAAGCGCTTGCAGGTGCTTTTAATATTGATAAAGCTGCTATGCCAGGAAGAATTACTGAAATTCCTTTGGAGCACTTTAACATTCCTGGTGTTCAAGCTATTATGACTACTAGGGATTTCTTTGTTATTGCAGATTCACGTATTGATACATCTTCTATTTATAATCCGGTAACTCTATCTAATAACATGTTTTTGCATCACTGGGAGACTATCTCTGCATCTCGTTTTGTACCTGCTATTCTTTTTACTACAGAAGCGGGAACAGTTATTACTATTGATAGCACACCAGTTACAGGAGTTACAGCGTTGACTGTTACTGATGGAACAGGGGCAACTGTAACTAAAGTTACTCGTGGTCAAATGTATCAAGTAGTAGGATCGGCAATTACTAATCCTGTTAACGGTAACAATAATGCAATTAGTTTGAATATTGTTGGAAATCTTAGCACTCACACTTACATTACTCCGCTAGGAGTTTTGCATGTTGGCGAAGATGAAGCTGCAACTAATCTAACTATTAATGCATTCGCTGTTGATAGTGTTGTACCACAATTTACTAATACTACTAGTGTTACTGTTGTTGGCGATCTTCTTACTTTGTGGCCGAACTCCACAATTTTGAGCGACCCTAACCTAGATGGAGTTTTTGAGGTTACTCCTGCTGCACCTGTGTTTACAGTTGCCACCGGTAACGTTATTATTCCAACTGTAGTAGGGGTTCAGTATCAGAAAGCGGCTGTTAACGTTACTAACGGTAGTACACAGAATGTGGCTGCTGCTAGTACTGTTGTATTTACTGCTATTGCTCGCGCTGGTTATGCGATTACTACAGGTGCTATTGCATCCTGGAGTTTCACTCGACCATAAATCGCCCATTGACAGGGGGTGTCAGGTTTTTAGTTGTGTTTTCCTGGCACCCCCGTTAGTGAATAAAGGACAAAATGGTAAACGAAATTGACGGTTCTCCTAACGTTTACAACTTTGGCAAAAACTTTAGTTATATTGCGTGGACTCCTGGCACTAACGTTACTCTTATTAACGTTCCATGGAATAATGATTACCGAGATATTGTAGATTTCGGCACGCGCGCTAATCTTAATACATATCTAGATTCTTTAGAAGTAACTGGAATATTAATTAATAGCGTTTCATATCTTAAACCAAATATTCCTGTTAGACTTGAAATACCATTTAATGCAGCGTATCGTTATAATTATATTCGAGCATCTAATCCTATTCAACCTATTGGAAATGATGTAACAAAAGACTATTATTACTTTATTACTGACGTTAGATATTTGGCACCTAGTACAACAGAATTTGTTGTGCAACTTGATATTTGGCAGACATTTGGATATGATATTGTTTTCGGTAATTCATATGTTGAACGTGGACATATTGGAATTGCTAACCAAAATAACTTTAACAATTATGGCAGAGACTATTTAACTATTCCTGAAGGTTTAGATTACGGTAGCGAATATCAAATAGTTGATAAATATAATCAACAGGTTATGGGAGTCGATCAAACAGCTTCAAGGGCGGAGGATCACACTTCTTTTCTTGTTATTAGTACAACTAGTTTAGAAGCTTTACCGGGTGATGTAACTAACCCTATTCTTACCGCTGCTGATGGTGGCTCTATACAGTCAATACCTAGTGGAGCTTCATACTATTTATTTCCTAGTATATTTTCTTTACACAATTTTATGTTGGATAGAGTTAACGCACCTTGGGTTACTCAAGGAATAGTTAGTATTACTGCTGTACCAAATATTCAAAGATATGACAGTACTTTTACTTATGGACCAATAAGTCCTAATATGTATGGCGGAGTAAAACTAAATTATAATTATTTGTTTTTGCCATTGAAATATCCTATGATGACAGATTGGCGAAACTCTGCTAAAATTTCAAATCAATTGGGTTCAAGATATTCGGGTCTAAAAAAGTTTTGGACTTTTCCATATATGTTGTGTGAAGTTACTACATTTAATGGTAACCCTATTGTTTGTAAACCTGATTCATGGAACGATCCTGATGCAACTATAGTCGAACGTGTAAATTATGTTCCACCTAACCAACGAATAATGTTTAGTCCTTATAAATATAATGCTGTAGAAAATGCAGCTACAAATAATTTTTATAGTCAAAACGATTTTAGCGCTAATCCCGATCAATTCTTAGGTGACGATAATGGAGAATGGTTAGATTTAAGTACAGCAATAACTGATTTTCCATCTTTACCTATTGTTAATGATGGTTCTATTAGCTATCTTGCAGCTAACGCGCATGGAATTAGTTTTCAAAATCAGTCGGCGGAATGGTCACAAAATCGTGCATTAATGGGTAACTCTACAAGTTACGACCAAGCGTCGAGTGCAATGAATTTAGCTAGCCAACTTTCTCAAAATAATCAAAAAATGGCATCGCAACAAGCTGATTTAAATAATAGTACAGCGGCTGCACAAACTGCACAGGGGCAACTTTCTACTGGTGCTCATTCTGCTATTAATGCTATAACTAATCCTATGGGCGCATTAGGTTCTATTGGGGGTGGAGTTGTAGATATGATTATTTCGCAAGGTAATTTAGGAATTCAACAAAATCAAACTAATCAAAATTTTTCTATTACTAACGCTGCAAGACAACAAGCTGCTTCTCAATCCAATTCTCAATCTGGATATGTTCGCGATACTAATAAGTCGCTTTCTGATTATGCTGCAAAAGGTGATTACGCTAATACTATTGCAGGACTTAATGCTAAAGTACAAGACGCGCGTTTAATTCAACCTAGCATGTCTGGACAATTTGGTGGGCAAGCTTTTAATATTGTTAACAATGCTGCTATGGTTAGTTTTAGAATTAAAATGATTGATAAAGCTAACATTCGCATTATAGGTGAATACTGGTTACGTTATGGTTACAGTGTACGCCAATTTTACAAAATAAGCAAACTGTCTGTAATGAGTAAATTTACTTATTGGAAACTAAGCGAACTATACATTACTAACGCTCCTATGCCTGAACCAATAAAACAAGCTATCCGAGGGATTTTTGAAAAAGGTGTAACAGTGTGGAATAATCCTGTAGATATTGGAAATACTGATTTAGCAGACAACACGCCTATTCCCGGATTTGTTATCTAATGTCTAGGTCAAAACGTGGAAGCGTAACAGATAATCTATATACTCAACATTTAAACGGCCCATTCCGAAATAGTCCTAGTCTTAATAGAATAGGAACCCTTGAAAGAATGTATATGCGCGTTCTAACAGAGCTTGCAGCTAACCGTTTTAAATGGAGTAATTTACCTAAAAGTGTCGATCCTAGATTTCTAGAATTAACACTTTTCTATAACGCTATTTCTGTATTTTATTTTGATACAGATTACGATATGTATTTTGCTTTAAAAGGTGGTTCGGCTAATTGGGTTAATATGATGGATAACCCTACGGCATTTAGAGTTGTAGGGAATAACTTTGTAGGCAAAACTATTAAAGCTAAAGACGCTGTACCTATTTGGGCAAATTATCTGCGAATGCCTGATTTAGATATTGTTAATATTTATGCTACTAAATTTGCTAATCTAGATAGAACTATTGAAATTAATGCAGAAAATGCAAGACGTTCTAAGTTTATTGTGTCTAATGAAAATCAAAAACTAAGTTTGCAAAACATTAATAGAATGATGGATTCAGGCGATAACGGAATCCAAATAGGTGGCCCTGTTCAAGATATGGAATTTGTTACTACAGTTGATTTAGGAATAGACCCTAACACAATTGAAAAGTTACATATTGTTAGGGGTCGTTTATGGAATGAATGCATGAGTTTGCTAGGCATTAACAATTCTAATCAAGATAAAAAAGAACGTCTAGTAGCTGCCGAAGTAGGGGCAAATGATGACCAAGTTTCTATGATGCGTTATGTTAATTTGAATGCACGTAGACAGGCTGTAAACTCTATTAATAGTAAATGGGATTTAAACATTTCTGTAGAGTTTCAAAGCGATAATGAAATGCAAAATAGTTCTAATGAGCTAGAAGGTAATTACTAATGGCTACTTTTACAATGACACTTAAAACAGTGTTAGAAGTAAATAATGTTATTG